TTATCGGTTTCCATGCGAATGGAAATTACGGAACCGCAGTTGGAGAAGTATTTGCTTTAATGGGTATGAAATTGTGGGCTGAGTTTTTAGATGCAATTGCTGTTATTACATTTGGAAGTTCTCCAGAACCATCACCAACAATTTCATTAGATAAATCAACAGCAGCAGTTGATGTCGGTTCGACTGTAACAATTACTGCAACAACAGTTCCAGCAGATGCGGAAGTAACATGGACATCTTCTGATGAAACAGTTGCAACAGTTTCCGATGGAGTTGTCTCTGGAGTTGCAAATGGAGAGGCAACAATTACTGCAACAAATTCAACAGCATCAGCAACATGCTCAGTTGTGGTTGGAACAGGAGCATAAAAAATGTATAAAGTTGTAAAATTATTTACTGATTTACAAGATAATAATCATAAATACCAAGTTGGGGATGAATATCCTCGACTTGGTTTAAAACCTTCACTTGCAAGGATTCGAGAATTATCTAGTAATGAAAATCGACAAAAAACAATATTAATAAAAGAAGTCGATGAATTTGAAGAAGAAAACACAAAAGATGAATCATTAGCTGAAGCTTCAAAGCAAAAAAGAAAAAGCAAACGCAAAAAGTAGGAGATAAAAGTGGAATATAAATTAAAAGAAGTTTTAGATTATATTCATAATTACTTTGTGATGGATACATATGAAGGAAATATTGTTATAAAAAATCATAAAATCGATAATTCTAAAATTGATTTATATAACAATCAATATTATATGATAAAAGGCAGTTTATACAATGATGGCATCTGGAAATATCAAGATTATGATGAAAACGATATAATAGATGAATCAAAGCCAAATCCATCACCAGAAGAGCAATTGGAAGATGAAAGTTTTTTTGGCGAGATTTTATTATTAAGAATTCCAAAAGACGTTTTGGAAATTGTAAATGAAATAATTGAATGGGAAAACAAAAACAAAGATTCTATAAATGGAATATATCAGTCTGAAAGTTTTGGAGGATATTCTTATTCATTAAAAAATGGAACATCAAAAAATGGAAATACAACAAACATTTCATGGAAAGATTATTTTGGAGATAAATTGAAATGTTATAGGAAAATAGGTTAATAAGGATTGTTGTTATGAGTTTATTACATGAATCGATGGAAGAATGCACCATGTTAGATAAAATTTCGGTTGAAGATGGATATGGTGGCTTTTATACGATATATCAGGATGAAGCAAATTTTAATGCTGCTGTCGTACTAGATAATTCTATGCAGTCTAGAATTGCTGAAAAGGAAGGCGTGACTGCTTTATATACTGTTACGACAGAAAAAAATATTAATTTACAATTTCATGATGTTTTCAGAAGGAATAGCGATCAAAAAATTTTTAGAGTTCTTTCAGATGGAGATGATAAAAAAACTCCTAACAGTGCTTTGTTAAATATGCGTCAAGTTTCAGCTGAAGAATGGGTGATTCCTGATGAATAAAACACAGGCATTGCATAAATTTTGGAACAGTTTTGGTTTAAATGCTTACGAGGAAGGTTCTGTTCCAGATAATGCAAAATTTCCATATATCACATATACAAATGAAATGGATAGCTTAGATAACATTTGCATGGTAATTGGAAATTTATGGTATAGAACAGACTCTTGGAAAGCTATTATCGATAAATCTGAAGAAATAGCTAGATATGTAAAAGAACATGGTTTTGTTACAATCCCTTTTGATAATGGATATTTGTACATTACAGGAGGAAATCCTTTTGCACAAACCATGGATGAGCCCAGTGATGATAAAATAAAAAGAATATTTATAAATATAAATGTAGAATATTTAAGTAGATTTTAAATGAGGTGAAAAGATGGGAAAATTTACCGTTATTCCACAGGATACCTTTAATAATTTACAGCTAGACGCAGGTGTTCTTTTAAAAAGATTTGATCCTGATCAGCCTGTTGAACCTCGTGATGAAGATATTGTCTGTGCAACAACAGGCGGTATCAATGCAACATGTGTTCCGAGCTTCAGCGATCAAGGGGAAGATATAGACAATGTTCCACTTAATATGAAGGAACTCAAACATTTGGATTCTTGGGAATGCAAGCTTTCAACAACATCCTTGGGAACTAAACCAGAATTAATAAAATTAGCTCTTGGATGTGCAGATATCGATACAAATAATAGTTCTAAAATTATTCCTCGTGCAGATTTAAAACAAACAGATTTTGGAGATTTATGGTGGGTTGGAGATCGAGCAGATGGAGGTTTGGTTGCTGTAAAACTAAAAAATGCTCTCTCAACAGCAGGTTTTAGCATTCAAACAACAAAGAATGGAAAAGGTCAAATTTCAATTGAATTAACAGGCCATGTTTCAATTTTGGCACAAAAAGAAGTTCCTATGGAATTCTATTCTGCTGATCCAGATGAAACAGAATTCCATAAAATCATCCAGAATCTATATCATGTTGAATCATCTATTACAGCGGTAAGCATTGAAGATTCTGCATCATTAGAAGGAACTTTAAAAGCAGCAGATCAATATGAAATTGCAAATGTTACAATTTTAGCAGGTAACGAAGATATAACATCAACAGCTTTCAATTCTGAAACAGGTGCTATTAATATTGCATCAGTTACATCAGATATAACAATTTTAGCAACAGCAACACCAATCGGAGCATAATTAAAAAAGGAGCAAATCAAAAATGAAACTTTCAAATTTACGTGGCGAAGATGCTATTGATACAATGGCTGATTTAATTGAACCAATTACAGAAATAGCTTCAGATAAAGAATTTGAAAAGTTATATAAATCAAAACCTTTGTTATTTTCTGTAAAACATTGTTTAAAACATCATAAAAAGTCTGTTTTGGAAATCTTAGCAATTATAAATTGCGAAGATCCAGATTATTTTGACCCAAAATTTTGGGAAATTCCTAAAATGATATTTGACGTTTTAGAAGATGAAAATGTTAAATCGCTTTTTACATCGCAGCAGATGAGCAATTTAAGCGACACTTCTTCTGCTGTTGTGGAGAATTCCGAGGAAACAGAAACAATATAAAATTATTTATGCGATACGTTATAGAGAGTTATGAAAAAGAAATATCTTTATTAACGTATCGCATTTATATATCTGATTCTCTAAAATGTATAGGTCGCTTAGATGGAAAAAGATATTATGATATTTACAATGAAATTTTGAATGCTGAAAATTTAGATGAAATCGACCCAGAATCTGAAAGTAAGAAGATTATAACTAACATAAAAGATAAAATAACAAAAATGAGGTGATGTAAATGGCAACAGCTTTTGAAATGTCTGCTATTTTACGTTTAGATAGATCTCAATTTGATAGAGAATTAAATGGTGCTGAAAAATCTGCTGAAAAAAGTGGAAGTGCAATGGGCAAAGTTTTTTCAGTTCTTGGAACAGTTGGAAAAGTAGGATTAGCATCTTTGGCAGCATCTTTTGCAGCAGTTTCAGCAGTTGTAACAAAATCAATAAAAGAATATGCAGAATATGAACAATTGTGGGGCGGCGTGCAAAAATTGTATGGAACCGCAGGAAAATCAATAGAAGATTATGCAAAATCGGTTGGTAAATCTGTTGATGAAGTTCGTGGCGAGTATGGAAATTTAGAAAAAGCACAAAATTTAATGTTGAAACAAGCAAATGAGGCTTACAAGACTTCTGGAGTATCTGCAAATAAATACATGGAACAAGCAACTGGATTTAGTGCTGCATTAATAAATTCTTTAAATGGAGATACTGTAAAAGCGGCAAAGCAAACAGATGTTGCAATGAGGGCCATTAGTGATAACTTTAACACCTTTGGTGGAGATATCAACATGCTTACATATACTTTTCAAGGATTTGCTAAGCAAAATTATACTATGTTGGATAATCTAAAACTCGGTTTAAAATTAACCGTAGCCGAGTATAAATTGGGAAAAATCGGTAGATGCCTAACACAACATAGTATTATAAAAAAAGTTAGGTTGATACCGAGATAAGCAATCAAATTGCGAAAGGTTGATTGCCATTGTAGAGCGTAGCAGATGAATAAATATAATTCTGCCAAGAGTTCCCAATAAGTCAAATTTTTGATAAAAAATGTACGCCGACCTTATAGGTAACTATAAGAGCTAAAAGATAAAAAACTTTTAGGATAACAAGTGTACGGTGGCACAAAATCTGAAATGGAAAGATTGATTGCAGATGCAAATGAATATGCAAAATCAATAGGCATGGCATCTGATCTATCAATTGATAGTTTTTCAGACATAGTAACAGCAATAGATTTGGTTCAGCAAAAACAAGG